CCAGTCTTGAGATCCCCATCTTTTTGAACAATCATCATACCCGCAGGAAACTCTAAGCTGAGTTTTACTTTTGTAATTTCCTGTGCTTTTTCAGTAGAAAAACCAAGACCAGAAACACTCAGTGGGTCGATAATAATAGATCCAGCAGTGCCACCAAAATCACTGTGCCAACTAACATCAGATCCGGGTGCATAAATTCTACTATCACTAGGGGCTCCATAAATTGCCGCGGAAGCCTGTTCTCTACTTCCCGCTCTAAAGTGTACAGAAGCATCTTTGAAGTTTGCTTTTCCCAAAGTTACATTTGCAGCCGCAGCATATAGCTGAACTGCCACGTTTGTGACAGCGGTATTAGCAGTAACAGCTAGAGTCGCATTTGTAGAATTGGCAACGCTTTGAATACTAGTTACATGGTCAATAAAAATATTTGCACCACTAGAAACTGCGGTAGAAATTGCAGGAGTGATTACTGCCTGTGTATCAGAAATTCTTTCTACAATTCTTCCACCATACTCAGCACCATCAGGACCAGCTCCTGCAATACGAATATAACGAGGATAAGCAGCGTCGTCTCGAGCAGTAACATAACTAGTAAGAATAACTGCGTCACTTACAGTGATCGTCGTAGCACCTGCACTCACGCCAGAGGCAAGAGTAGAAGTCTTAGCTGCTTTCGGGACAGCAACAAAACGTCCCACAAGATCGCTGCTAAAAGTTCCCGAAGGTGCCGTAATGCTTGTTCCACTGACAGATCCTGTGAATAGTTTGGAACCATAAGCAGTTAAACTCGTACTTCCTGCTAGCGGAGTATCATTATAATATACGCTGGCAGAGCTATTCACCAGGCCTTCGATAGGCCCTTCAGAAATTAGATCGTAAATTGCACCATATTGCTGTCTGCTCATTTGTGTCCCTTACTTATTATGAACGATAAAATCGTTCACAATGTATGTATCATCGCCGTCTACATTAAGATTAAAAACTGGTAAAACCTGATTAATACTAGAAAAAGATTCTAGAACCAGATTTCCATTTTGTGTAACTAGTGTGTCCCCTAGCTCCAATTGCTCAATATCTAGATCCGGATGAAGCTGGCGAGATACATATTTATTAAAACTTTTCCATCCGTCTGTCGTTAGAAAAGGATGCGAAGAAGTTACAAAGTGGTCAGAATTATTAATAGAAAAAAGGTAGAAAGGACCACGAGTAATTTTAACTTCAAGAACATTATTATCTCCCGTATTGCCTTTTACAACGTCCCCTTCGATAACATCTTGAATTCTCTTTGTGGAACCATCTGCCATTGTAACAAGTGCGTCTGCAATAAAGCAATCTCCTTCGGGAGACCCGCCCGAGCTAGAAGGCGAAGAATCAACACCGCTAGGTGCTATTCCTCCTGTTCCAATCCAACTAGGTCCAAAGTTACTATATGGATTATATCCAAAACGCTGAGTACTAAAGCTAGTGCTAATTGTGGCACCGCCTACAATAAGCTCTCCATATGCAACAGGAACAGGAACACCTTGTTGTACTGTATTTACAGGACCGTTAAAAAGATAGGATTCGTTTTCAGATCCATCGGTCTCAGGGCCAGGAGCCATAAGCTGAGAAATACCACTAAGGGCAAGGTTAATTGCTACCCCTACTGCAACCTGTCCTAATGTTCCTAACCCTGTTGAAACTGCAACGTTTGTTCCTGCTTGACCAATTGTGGACCCTGCAACAGTTTGTATGCCTCCACCACCAAAAATACCAGCACCTCCAAAACCTCCGGTAGCAGCAACAAGTGCCACGATTGCTACAGCAGCTAAAATCTTTCCAGTTCCACCTTTTTGTCCCGCGGGTACTTCCGTAATAAAAATATCTTCCCTGCCTAAAGAAAGAAGAAGCTCTTTCTCATCAATAAAATCTTCGCCTCTTGCAATTTGAAACTCAATTCCTTTTTCAGCAGCATCAATCATGTACTGACGAAACCCAGGAGTCTGACAGTCGATTAGTTTAAAAATATCAGGAATAGTTCTGCAAAAGGTTTCCCACTTCTCTCCAAACTTGCTAATTCCGCCTACTAAATGAACTGTTTGCATCTTATATATCTCGTTGTAAATCTGCCCCAGATTGAGTGAAGCGATTCTCTGCAAGAAAGTCGATCTACTGCATGATGTAGAAAGTTATCCTCGCCAATGTAAATACCACAATGATTCGGTATATCAGACATGACATTGAATATAATCATATCGTGCTCTTTTGGCTCCTCTACAGTTACAAATCCAAAAGTATCTTGCAAGTCATCAAAATAATTAATCCCCTTTTCCCAAAAATTATCCTCAAAAGGAATAGAGGGTAAAGTAATTCCTAGTTTTAAATAATAATAGTCTCTAGCAAGAGAATAGCAATCATTTTTTCCAAACTCATATGTTTTACCTAATAGGGGTTTTGCTAGTTTTTCAGGAGAATAAACATATTCTTTGTTTTGAGGAATAGAATAAATCCAATATGGAATTCCTAAAAAATTACTAGCATTTATATCTGCTTCGCTTGGTTCGCACGAGCCATCTGGATGACTGTGAACTATTGCATGAATGTCGCCCTTCAGACTAGCTCTTATATAGTCTTGTGCGGATATTTTAAATTCTTCCTCGCCCTCTGCTACATTCTCACAGGGAACGTACTCTAAGGTTCCTCTTTTATTTAGTACTATACCACATCCTTCTCGTGGGTACTCTGAGTTTAAATGCAATAGTATATCTGCTAACATTATTTAAACGCTCTTGAAGCAGGGAACCCTCCAAAGGGTAAAGCTACCGCTTTGTCTGTGGGCACAGTAGCTCCAGTATTCCCATCTGGAATTGCATGAAATCTTCGGGAACAAGAAGTTACCCGTTTACCACAAACATCCCCGTAAGTCCAAAAGTTTCCAATAACAGGAGTAGTTCCGCTGACAGTAATTGTTTTTACCTTGTAAACCTCATTTGAGTATTTCACATAGTCATTGAACTCAGAGTCAGTATACGCATAGTAAGTCGTAGCACCACTATAATCATTCCAAACTCGTACTCGTCTCCACGAAGCACTTGTATCACTAGGATCGTCAGAAGTGTCGCTTATACATTGCCAATACCCTGTAATACTAGAAAATCCAGAGTCAAAATTTCCGTCTGTATCATATCTTTTAAAGGTAGGGCTAGAATCTACAAACGAATAATAATTATTTGCGGTTGCACTCGTTGAGCCAGAAGTAAAAGTATTAATAGTAGTATTTGCTTGATCTATAATATATTCATCTTTCTTTGAAACATACACATACTCATCTTTGTACGCTCCTTGATTATGCCAAGTACATCCTCCAAGTTTATTTTCTTCAGAAAGATTCGGAGAGGCACCTGTATACTTCCACGGGCATCCTCCTCCAATAACTTGTCTACGAGGAAGCTGAACATTACTAAGATCAAAGGGAGCTGCTAATTCAAAAGAAACTGAAACAACACTCTTTTCCATGATTCTGTCAATAACATATGTTGTTTTTGGGTATTCTACTGCTGGAAAAGTATCCCCGCTTTCTCCAACTAAATATCTTTTTAGTGTAATTCTGCGAGTTACTCTTCTACCAATTAAGTCATCAAAATCAATGCCAATTGCATCAGAAAATACACTAGCAATATTCGCTACAGTCAATGTAGGTCTAGAGTATGCTCCGTCTGAGCTAATATCAAAACCTTCTGCCTGAATGGGCAAAGACTCATAAGTATTAATGGTATTAGAGGAATCTCTAAATTGAATAGTTCCAGAATCATAATTTGAAGTGAAATACGCAAAACTTCCATCTGCGTACTCTAGATCAAATAAAACAATAAGCTCAGAGCCAGGGTCTTGTTTCTGTACTAGTTCAATAATTTCGCTCATGGTTCATAAACTCTTTTTAGCGTTGCGTTGCAAGAATAATAATCATCATAGTCGTAAGAAATAGAATAATCTTCGCAAATTACTTTAATTGTAGTTTCATTTCCAGAGCCATTAGTATCTGGAATAGTGAACGCAAAATTTGTAACGCCTTTTTTGCTATCAAAGAAAGCTACAATATCATCAATTTCTGCTTTTGGTCGAGTATTAAAAGTTACGCTATAAGTTTGATCTAAAGGATTTATGCCTTGCGCAATTCTTTGCTCATACCCATCACCAAAATTTGCAACATATCTTTTCGGCTTCGTCTGCCTAGACATAGCTTTATCGGGGATGCGTTGAGTAGCGGTTAAATCAGTGAATCCAAGTGCCATTATGCTGCTCCATACGGGCTAAGCAAGCCGCCGGGTCTCTTTTGTCTCTGAAGCTCAGACTGGACTGCTGCTGCAATTACTTTACCCAGTGCTGCTCCTTGCTCACCACCGCCTTGTGTGGTCTGCTGCACATTTCCTTCAGTATTAACAGTAATGGAAACATTATTAACATCGCCAGTACTTCCTTGGACAGGAATAGCTTTTCCATTCGGCAGAGGAACAACAGCTTCCGTACCGTGCAGCATTGCAAGATGCCCATTACTAGATCCAGAAGCAATTCCTCCGGCTGCATAGCCAGGAATCTTTTTACCATTATTCATGATACCGCCGCCGGAAAAAGGAAGAATACTAGAAATGATTCCGCCAAGTCCGCCGCTCATACCGCCGAACATTCCACCCAAGCTACCCATTAATTGCTGAAAAATCCCGCCGAGACCCCCGAAAAGACCACCAAGCTTACTAAGGAACCCGCCTTCAGTGTTTTCTGTAAAAATACCTTTTAATTTGCTGAGGAACCCTCCAAAAATAGGTTGTTGTGCATTTACAGCTTTAGGATCAATTACGGGAGTACCTAAGTTGGTAGTACCAATTTGTGCACTTGTTCCAATTAGATCTTCTGGGCCAGGAGTAGTTCCTACAACTCCTTGTTTAACACCTGCCTTAATAATAGCAGCGCCTTCTCGTGCTCCCTCCACAATTGCATTTTTCATCTTTTCTTCAGGAGTCTGCCTTCCAAATAACTTGTTCATAAATTTATCTGTAAGGGTACGAGCAAGAGAATCTGCTCCTGCTTTCAAAGTATTTTCAGCAATTCCAAAAATAATTTTCTTAAAGCTAGTTTCTTCGTTCTTAATTAGCCCTGCAAGACCTTGCTGGAAACCAGACTCAAAAGCGTTCTTCATTTCCATGCCGAGACGAGTTGTAGCATTTAATTGATCTTCTACTGCTGTTCTTTGTGCTCGTAGAATTTCAAGTTGTCTATCTAATTGGTTTCGTCTTTCTATATCGGACTTAATTAAAGAATTTGCAAGTACTGCCCTTTCTTTTTCAATATAAGAAATTTGATTTGTTAAGTCATCTGCTTGTCTAAGTAGTTCAATATTTTCTTTCTGATTTTTTGTAGCAAAGCGGCTAATTCTAAGAACTTCTAAATCTAACTTTTGTTTGTCCGAAGCTTTTTTATACTCCAGCTCTTGTAACTTTAGCAGTAGTGCTAGTTGCTTTTGTTTACCTGCTAGAAGAACGGCAATATCTCCTTCTACATCTTCTATTTCATTAAGTCTTTGAATTTGTTGTTCTTCCGCCTGAATTAAATCACTATACTTAGTTTGATAAGTAGTAAGATTACTAATTACTTTATTATACTGCGTATTTATGTCTCTTTCAGATTGCAAAATTTCAGAACTTAAAGCTCCATAACTTTGTATTTGTTTAGAAAGCTGAGCAAATCTGGTAGCCTGTTTGCCAGTTAGTTCTCCGCTTGTAATAAAAGTATTAACCAATGCCTTAAACTCTTTACCCGCAGCCAAGGCATCAATACCAGTAGATTCAAGACCCGCTCTAATAGTTTCAAGAGTCTTTCTTGCTTCTTCTTTGCTTTCTACTCCAAGGTCCCCTAAATCAATTTTTGCAGGAGCAACCGGCCTTCCTGCTGCTGCTGCTGCTGCTGCACTGCCTCCAGGCATAAAACCGCCACCTCTAGCTTTTCTGGTACCTCTACCTTGAATAACTTTAGAAGCTTCTCCAACGTTTTTTAATGCTTCATTCATGGCTAGCAAGTTATCTGTAACGGAGGAAAGAAGATTTCCTAGTCTTTCAAAATTTTGAATAGCTATTTTGCCGCCTTGATTTTCTACTGCTAGTTTTCCGAAGTTAGCAAATTCTTGATTATTAGTTTTTAAGCGCTCAGTAAGATCGCCTACTGTTTCTCTCATCTCTTGAAGTGCTTTATCTTTTCTAATCAGCCCTAATTTCTCTAGTGCGACTTTTAATAGATCAATAAAAAGCAAAACAACACCAATAATACCAGCAGCTCTAAACATTTTGTCTGTAAATCTAGCAAACGCTGCTGTAGCTGCTGACATTCTAGTCATTGCTCCTTTCCATGCGACTTCTAATGTTTTTGCTGCTCTTTTACCTGTGGTTGCAATACTTTGCCAGGTTCTTTGAATAGAGAAGCCAAATTTTTTGTTTTCGGCCCCCATAGCACGTAAAGAAGCAATATAAACTCTTTGCTGATCTTTAGATAATTGAGTAACTATGCCCTTGCCTTTTTCGGCAGCACGAAGAAGAGACATTCTTTGTCTTTCTGTAAGATCGCCACCAGCTTGAATAGCTTGAATACCTGCACCCTTAGATTTTACACCACTCACTGCACCTGCAAGAGATGCTTTAGGATCTGTAATCTTTTTCTGAGCAATTGCAAGTTCTTCTAATTCTTTTTTAGACGCTCTATATGCGATTTTTGCTTCCTTTGCAGCTTCTTTGGAAGTAGACGCCCAATCATCCAAGCCAGGAAGAATTTGCTTAATTAGAGGAATAGCTAACAAGCCTAAAGCAGCAGTAAGTGCGTTAACATTCTCTGCAAAAAATAGTGCTACAGGTTCTAGCAAAGAAGCGCTAAGCTCTTTAACATTATTTAGTACTCTATCAAAAGCTTTCCCCAATTTATCAATTGCGTTTGCTTCAATTTCAGAGGCGTCTGCAACCCTGTTAAATTTTTCTTCTAATTGGGTTTGAACATCATTGAATACTGCCTGCTTTCTCTCAAATTGAGTAAGCTCAGTTGCTCTTTTTCCGAGCGTAGCAGCATACGCTTCAGTTGCATCTGCAAGCCGAAGTGTGATACCAAGTTCGTCAAGAAGTTCGGGTTCTGCTTTAGTTACGCCTCGAACAAGACGATTAAAAGAATCAGTTACATCTCTTCCAAGAATCTGAGAAGCGCTGGCAGCTCCTTTGGCAAGTGCTTCGATTTGGTCAGCTCCGAGTCCCGAAGCAATACCAATTGAAGCAGCCTGCGCAGCATCTTGAAAGGACAAGAGTCCTTTAGCAGCAGTTTGAAGATCGCGAGTCAAGGATTTCATCCCCTGACCTGTTGCGGAAGAAAAGGCTACTTGTGCGTCTTGAATTACACGAAAATCAGCAGCGCTTTTTAAAAAGTTAAATGCCGCACTTACGGCAAAAACGTTTGCTGCAAGCGTAGCATAGGCAGCCACAAGACCATTAGAGCCCTGTGCCATTTTAGAGAAATTCTTCGTAGCATTGGACGAAGCACTAGCAGCACCCTTCGTATTTCTGTCGAAAGTATGCGCTCCTTTTGCTGCATTCCCCATTGCTTGGCCGGCTTTGCTAGCCTGAGCACCAAGCGCACGAAGAGTACCATTATCAGTTACTTCAAATACAACTCTATTAGTAGCCATTTATTTATTTTTTTCGTGCTTCCGCATCCCGCTTACGTTTAAGCTCTTTATTGACACTCGTCATATTTTGAGCTTCTATATGTTTTAGGAAGTAGGCTACACTTTTCTTATCTTCTATTTCATAAATGTCTAGCAATCCTTGTAAAGCAGCCCAATCTTTTCCCATATAACTGCCGCTCATTCCATCCCATCTATCTGGTAAAAGAGAATGGACAAAAAGAGCCTGTTGTACCTCAAAAGGAAATATACTGTCATCTACAGGCATCCTTTCGGGGTCAGGCTCTTGTTGGGTCTGTTCACAGATACTTAAATACTGGTCTAATGTGATTTTCTCTTTGTACTTTCTCTCAAGTAGGGAAATAATTCTCTCTACTTGGAGTTCGTAAAATTTTCTAGATTTCCTACCATTTCGGTCACCCAAGTATCAAAATCATTTGAGTTTTTCATCAATGTTTCAACATTCTCTTGGCTGTAAGGAAGCTCTTGCTCCTCATTTTCAACGTCAGAAATCAAAAGCATATTTTTTAGATACTTAAATTTAAGACCAGTCCAACCCTTGATAACAGCTTCTGTATAATTAACAAGAAACTTATCTTCATCAAGTTTTTCTTCAAACTGTCTAGTCTTTTTATTAAATACTTGTGATACACACTTGTTTCTAAGTTTTACTAATTCTTCTCTAGAAAGAAAACAAAGCTTGACTTTAAAATCAGGAAATTCTGGGTAATCAAACTCAACAGTTTTACTGGGAGTCATAAGACTCTTCAAAGAAACAGGCGCTTTTACTTCTTCACTCATAAATTAATCCTTTAGAAAGTAGGGCGGACCCGAGAGCCCGCCCGTTTTCTTATGCTGCGTGTGTTGTAGATGCCGTAGAATCGGCCAAGTAAGTTACAGAAACTTCGTCTGCTCCAGTAGAACCAGAAGCAGCAATGTCGCTCGGTAGACCATGGAAGTTGACGTCAATCGAAATCACATCATCAATCGAGTGAGTCGGCATTTCCAGGTGTGCCCGAGGCACATTCACTTCAACACGAGGCGAGCTAGCTGTCTGACCGCCGATGTAGAACCGCAGGTTGAAGCTGTTGGTGATAACACCAGTTGCTTCATGCAGATCTTCAAAGAGGCTAGCAGAAGCATTGGCCGCATCGTTCAAATAGCAGGTAAAGTTACCACTAATTGTACGAGTACCCATTACATGCCCAAGAGGCTGGTTCACACTTCCGAGTGTTTCCGGCGTAAGGTATGTAAGGCTGTTCTCAATCGTGATATTTCCACCTGTAAGCGTAACACTATAAGTAGTGTCATCACCCATATTGTTACCGCTAGCGGAACCAGAAACTTCGCTGAAGTCATAAATGATCCCAAGCTGAGTCAGCTTCTGTCTAACATAGTTAGAGGTAGAAGTAATCCCGCTGGTAACACAAGCAAGTGCTGCTTCACCCGAAGCTGCAATATTCAGACTTGCAACTTCAGTGATCTTTTTACCTTGTCCAGACCATGCAATTTGAGCAATACCTTCAATATCGAAATCAATAGAAGCAGAGCCCACAGAACAATCAGAAATCTTATAAACTGTAACACCGTTCGTTCCTGTCGTATAAGTAGTACCAGACTCCTTAGATGCACCAAGAACAAAGAACAGATCAAATACGCCAAGCGTAACTTTGTTAGAATTTGCAAAGTTAAACACATTCGGCTCAAGGCTTGCAGCATTATTTGCAAAATCTGTAGAAGTTGCATCATCGTAGTTGGTGGCACTCATGGCCGCCCAAAGTGCGCCTTCAACAGCATAGTTACCATCCGCTCCAGCGTGTGCACCACTCGTGCCAGCACTGTCGCTTCCGCCAGCTACGGTCGGACGCATATAAGTCGAGAAGCTCCACTCTGCGGGTGCAAAAGAGTCATTAAACATGATTCGACCACGCTTGGAGTTCCCACTAGTATCGGCAGCTTCGCTCAGAGTCACCTCTGTGCTGTTAGTGCCTTGGCTGAATGAAAAGCCATCCAGCACAGGTACTTCAAAAAGTGCAGTGTTGGCAGTTGTGCCATCGTAGCTCCACTTCATAAAGACCTTAGTGTCTCTACTAAAGAAAAATGCCATCTTTTTCTCCTATTTCTCGAAAAGAGCCGAAGCTATTTTCTAGTATCGGATCTCCGCTGTGATCTCTCCCACACCTAGAGGTTCCAAAACGCCCTCATCTGTATCAACCGACAAAATAGTTGTTTGTGCGGTAGACTGAGATGCTCCAGTCGAATCATAGTATGTCAAAGGATCATTATCTTCTAATACTGTTTCGACATCTTCAAGTAGCGCTTCTAGTGCTTCAATCACATCATCCGTATCGTGAACGTAACACCGAATTGTTACTCTTAAAAACCTAAAGCGGAACCCGCCTCCATCGTACTCTCGTGTTTCTTGTCCTACACCAATTTGAACAGTAGGATATTCAGTCACTTGGTCCCAAAACGTAAGTTTAGTATCAACGTTTGAGACTGCTACTCTAGAGGGCGGAGCCCCGTTTAGTTCATTAATAAATAAATCTCGTATTGCTTGTACAATTGCTCTTCTTCGTGTTGTATAAGTTCTTGCTAACGCATTTGCCATCACACTCTCCTAATTGTCATAAACTTCTCACCAACAAGGGTGATAGCAATTTCACGAATACTTTCTTTAATAATGGATCTAGGGTCTCTGTATACGCTGCCCTGTGCAAATCCTGGTTCGAACGTTTGGTATGGGTATTTCATATAAGTATAGTCTATATGAATTCCTCCTCTAGGTCCAATTACAACATTTTCTGTTCGTACTGATTGAGCGAAGCGTCCTGTTCTATATACTAGTCGAGGCTGTTGCATTTTGCTTTGAACTACTTGAGGCAGCATTCTATCAAGAAGAGCACGAAGTTTAATTGCACTTTCTTGAGTTTTACTTACTGCTTTTGTCTTAACAGGTTTTGCTGCTTTTGCCGAAGTTTTAGTACTGGACTTATTGCCCTTTTGTATAGTTTTTCTGCCTTTTAAATTTTCAGTTTTGCGCAAATCTTTTTCAGTAGATTTTGCTTTTGTAACTTTTATAAATCTGCCTCTTGCATCACGAGGTCTAGTAATTACTTTCTCTAGAACTTTATCTGTAATTACTTTTTCGCCTTTTTCTTTTAAAACTTTTTTGGGCTTTCTAGACCCTGCATAATTTCCTTTAAAGTACTTTAGCATCCTCTTTTCAAATTTTGGAAGAGCTTTTCGTAAAGCAGGAGCATCTGCTACTGTAATAACTTGTGCTTTATTATCTTCTCTATGTCCTAACTCTAAATCAAAAATAAAGTTATCATAAAAATCTTCGAGTCCTTCAAATCTTCTTCTCTGCAACTTATAATCCATGTATATGTAATGCAGAAACCTATCAAAGACCTGAGGAGGAACGCCTAAGCTATTAGACTCTCTCATAGAAAGCAAAGTCTCGACTATCGCACCTACAGCTACTGTTGTTTGGATGCCTTTGTCGATAATTCCGTGCAGTCTTTGTAATTCTCCAGACTTTGCAGACTTAGGAATTCTTCTATTGTTCTTTTTATAAAAATCTTGAATTTTTTCTAAAGCAGCAACTTTCAGATCTTTTAGTACTTCATTTCCTGAAAATTTACGAACTCCAGCGCCTTTCTGATGGCTATAAACAAAAGCAATTCTTGACTCTCTACTATTTCCATCAATCACTACTAGATTTGTAGAGCCTCTGCCACTAGTCCTATAAAATTCTTTTCGTGCTCTTTCTTTTGCGCTAGCTAAATTAGAGGCTACTTCGAAACCATTTTTTCTAGCAAAATCTTTTACAGAACCTGTAGAAAAAGTTTTTGAAACTACGTCATCAATTAGCGCCTTAATTTGTCTGGCTTCTTCAGTATTCTTTCTTCTATGCAGATTGAACATCTTATAAAAATCTTGAATTAGTCTAGCTTTACTAAATAAGATCCTATTAATCATTTGTTCGTACTGAAGATTTCTTTTTAGTTCTATTGCAGTTTCTTCTAGAGCTTTTTCTAATTCTTGTTTAATACTGCGAATAGCCATTAGATCACTACTCGGTACAGGTCCAATACTCGCTTAATATGGTCCGGGAAGTCCGTGATATTCCGCAGACCTGCGGTAGATTGATTCTGTAGCTGTGCGCCTCCAAGGGTCTGACGCTCTTTGTGCTCGTCCTTCAGATAGTATGTGATCAAATCATAAAGAGCGAGTCTTAAATCTTGAGGAGTAGAACTATAACCGGCATTATAAGTAATCCGCACAGAGCCCACTCCTTTAGGCCAATTCGCAAACTCACCGTTTCTAGTAGTTCTATAAATCGCATCTGCGGCAGTATCGACATAATACTCATAATTACCAGTAGTAAGCGTTTGATACGCTTCAGAATATGTAGTTCTTTCTTCGACTGTATCCACAGTAACAAGAGGACTTTCGCTCACAATAATCATACTAGTATAATTATCCTGAATTGTAAAAGTCTCTACTTTGTCTGTAGTGTAGTAGTCTAGAAAAGAAGTTCCGCAATACTTTTTGACAAGATCACTGATAGCCGGAACAAGAATATTCAGCCGGTCATCGTCTTTTTCTCCACGAAGCCCTTCTGCATCCTTATATTCTTGTACTGTAATTAGATCAGCCATTATGGTCCTCTCAAAAAGAATTGCGAGGGGGACGAATCCCCCTCACAGTTCGGTTGCATAAAATTATGCAGATGCCTTGTACATCCAAGCCCACTTAGAGGTAGCACCATCGATCAGATCGGTGAAGCCAAGTCTCTGAGAGGCAACCAGCACGCGACGCTGGTTTGCAACTTCGTAATCGGACTCAATGGTCACGCCACGAAGACGCGGCATCACGTAGTTGCGGGGGTACACTGCAACGGCACCAAACTTGCCAGCAGCCTTCGTGGCAAACTCATCGCAGAGCAGCACACGGCTACCGAACACCTGACCGATTTCGCCGGTCAGTTTGGTTGCCATATCGCCGACCAGGTTCGCATCCTGGAATTCGGCATCCTCAAGAAGGTTGTAGTATGCGTCCTGAGACACAACGTACACAACTTCGTTCGGGTTCACACCATACTTACCCATGTTCTTGCGAAGAGCAAGAAGGTCAGCAGCGGTCACAGCATCGGTAGCTGCGAACGTGCCAGAGGGCTGGGTGTAATCGCTATCGCCGCGAGCCAGCTTGAGCAGGCCCTGGAAAGCAGCACCGCCGGTACCAAAAGCACCGTCAGCGTCGTCACCAGCGAGAATAGCATTTTCGATTGCACGAGCGTGCGAACGAACCATCGACTCACGAATCAGCGGAAGGATCGGCAGAATTGCATCTTCTTCCGTCTCGTTACCGAGATAAGACTGAGAAATAAGCTTCTTCGTGTTCAGCGTGCGCTCGGTGAGGTCGTTACCACCATAGGGCGAACCATAGGTATCACCACGGGTAGCGAGGTTACCGTGCGGGCTGGAACCAGAAGCGGTTTGAGCCGATGCGAACTCTGCATACCCAGCATCCGGGAGGATCGGGATAATCATGTTTGCAGAGGTCATAGCGATTTCACGGAACAGAGGGGCAAGAACGAGTTCGTTCTGAATGTCCCGCTCAATGTTCGTGGAAACGATTTGCTCGAAGTCAGCGCTGGAAACCTGAACACCAGAATGGGCATTCACTTTTTCCATCACACCACGAGCGAGAGGGTTGTCCCAGCCCTTGCCAGTAGCAAGACCTGCGAACTTGGCATCAAGGATGTCGCCCTCAAAAGCCTTCTTCCAGTCCCCGTTGTTTGCACCACGGTCAGAGAAGATGCGCTTCGACTCACGAATGTGCATGATCTCTTCAGACTTCTCTTTGAGCTGGCTCTCAAGCTCTTTCACGACGTTGGAAAGATCTTCGTGCTTCTCAGAAACACGCTTCTCAATGTCGCTCATGAGGCGCTCAGCCCCAGTAACGGCAGCAGACACAACGGTCTTTTGCTTTTCTACTTCGGCTTCTTGAGCAACAGTTTCTTGCTCAGCCTTAGCGGCAGCTTCTTCAGCGGCCTTTTGCTCTGCGGCTTTCTGCTCGGCTTGCTTCATTGCAATCGAAGCGGCCGTTTTCTCAGCAACTTCCTTCGCAAATGCTTCAAGGTCGAAGGCAGAAACTTCAGAGTTTTTCACTTCTTCTGACATTTTAGTCTCCGTTTCTTTGGCTTTCGCCTCTCTTGACTGCTCTGCCGTTGCTTTTTGCTCAACAGAGTTAGTCTTTACAAAAGTCTGCTTGAACTTTTCATACTCATCCATCGAGTCGAAAGATTTAGCAATAGAGAAAACAGCGTTCTGATTACAGGGAACCGTCACGACTGATACCTCAAAAAGCTCAGCATCCTTGATCTTGTATCCATCGGTTTCAGTCATATATTCAGCGTCCTTGACTTTGAAACCGACAGAAAAAGCTCCAAGGACACCATCTTTAATAAGATCTTTAATTTCACCCGCAGATTTAGAAATGCGAGCGGTTAGTTCTAAACCGTTTTCGGTTACAGAAACATCTTTAGCACGACCAATCGGACGATTGTAATCGTGATTAAAAAGAATAACAGGATTATTCTTAAAATTGTCTAGACCACCTTTAACCCAAGCTTCGGGCTCAATAATATCTCCTGCGCGATCAAGAGAATTAGTGCTCGCAGATCCTTTAATATCGAGACCACCATCTTCTGTCTCACCAAGAGATTTAAAAGTGCTTGCCCAGTGGAAGATTTTTTCCATAATTTATTCCTTGGCTGCCGGAGGCTTTGGAGCAGGCTTAGGAGCCGGTTTCGGAGCTTCCGCTTTAGGTGCCGGAGCCGGAGTAGGCTTCGGTGCCGGAGCAGCTTTCGGTGCCGGTTTTACAGGTGCCGGGAACCGTTTGTGCATATTGCTAAGAACTCTTGTCCAAGTTCCGAACGCTCTGCGAAGTAGAAAATCCTTTACAGGTGCTTTATCGCCGAGAGCTTTGTACTCTGCTAGCGAAATTGTTTCTACTCCTCGAGCGGCTAAGAACTCTGACAAAGCCTTTAGCATCATGTGTTTTGTCATATTTAGCCCTCTGTAGGCGACGCTTCTTGCGGTCTACCGCCTTCTTCTGGATTTGCGGCCGAACCTGCGATATTCGCAGGAACTCTGGGTGTATCAAATCCTTCGATCCTTTCAAATTGTAAAGCCTCCCTAGCTTCATTTGGGGTTAGAATTCCCGTATTCACAAGGGTAGCGTAGTATGCGGCTTCATCTCTCAACTCAGGCTGAAGTGCAGGAATACCCGTCACATCCTCGTTGAGAGAAAAACCAAAATATCTTTCAAAAGCATACCGAATCTTTTTAACAATCGGTAGTACTGTTTCCAGATAGTAAAGACGATGATTAGGGCGAATGTTCGCATTGTTACCACCATCTAGAAGAATCGGAGGAATTCCCATCGCCTCGAGAATAATTCTTTCGTTCGACTTAATACCTTCTTGGAAGTCCAATTCTTTAAAGTTGATCTCTGTTAGGTTTTCAACCTCTAACCCGCCATCCAGGAACAGTGGTCGGCGGCCTCCCGACTGCGGGTTATACCGAGCTACCCATGCCTGCAACATTCTCTCTTTAATTTTCTCAGAGAGGGTATTTGGCGATTTCAACACCAAACCAGGAACTGCCCCATTTTTAAAGAAATTATCCTGAAATGCTCTCATGCTGCCCAGCAGTTGCATTGTACGATAAGCTGGTTTCAGACGAGGGACACCGCGGAAAATCGAGTTAAACGAGTTTTCTTTGATGTGAATAATCTCTCGGGGCGAGTAATCAATCGTATGGTCATACGAATACTTTTTGATGAAAGTTTTTTCATCAGTTTCAATAGTAACTTTATCGGCTGGTAAATGATATAAGTGCGCTCCATCAAAGTAGATGAAGATATTACCGTCAATAAGAAGATCAATAATTAGATTTCTTTTAAAAGCACTTACATCTTGAAAAGGGTTCGGTTCTTTATTTAGTAGAAGATCAATTTTAGAACGTCGAATATTCTTAATAATATTATTTACACCAACGATTTGCTCACCCACAGTAAAAGGAATTTCCGCAACATCGTCTACAATCATATTGACTGCGCGGTTTACAACTTCTAACTGTTCATAAGCATTTCTGTAATTTGTTACAACTTCACGAGTTTCTAGAAAGAAACCTTCGTTTTGAGCGATGATATATTGAGCGGGGTTTTCTTTTTCTTCAACCTCCAGCTTTTTCTCACCTCTCCAAAAATTATACCATGCCATGTTTTTCTCTCTGTATCTCTACCCATCTTTGCTGTTTCTTTGCAGTCACTAGCTTTGGGCGCTTTCCGTAAATGGAGTGCAGTAGCAAATGATGCTCATGGCAAATGGTAACAGCTTGTTCATAAAGTTCGTCTAAATGTTCGGAAATGAATTGTTCACGAATTGCTAGAATATCTTCTTCTGAATCAATTGTGATCTTATTCTTTCTCAGCCAAACATCCAACAACTCGGTAAGTCCGTTAAAATGATGGAAGTCTAAATTCTCTGTAGCGCCACAGATGTAGCACGCGTCGTCTTTCTCGTATTTAGACTTAGCCTTATCACGAACATACTTAACTAAATCGCGTTTTAAAGTCATAACTCAATCCACATTTAAATTCTACCATTTCCAGGAGCAGAAGTCAAGAACTATTTTTTAGAGGTATCATTAGAAAGTAGTAGCCGCAGTCTCGAATGAGTAAAGAGCATATCTAATAGCATCAGCCATATGAGATGCATAATTATGTTTCGGCTTTTCTTTCATAAGGTTGGGATTCGGATCCCATTGATATTGATCAAGCGATGATAAAGATTCTTTGCAGCTCTGATGCACAATCAACTTATCATTATCAACAATACCCGCTACATGCCCAATACCATCAAGTACTGACTTTTTTGCATTGATCGTTGAAATATCATAATTCTGTGCAAAGTCATATCGAGTCTGTTGAGCAGCAGAGTCAATATAAATATAATCAATATCCCATTTACGAATCAATTTTTGAATTTCTTCAGCGTGCTGTTCGGTGGTTCGCTCGGAATTAAGATACTC